GAGCTAATTCAAACTTATCTACATTATAACCAAAGTTGTTAGGGTAACCAATTTTAAGTCTGTCATTGTGCTTTAAATACCCATTGAATAGCGTGTATTCATCTGAGTTATCTTGCGTTCCGTCATCTGTTATAGTGTTTGGTGTTACTGTCGTGTCTAAGTATTCTGTTTTAAATACTATTGCTAAGTACCTTACTGAATTTGTATTAGTAGAAAACTTGTTTATTATATGTAACGGAAATTGTTGTGCAGCTGAAGAAGTGTGTATCTTGTAAGGACTTCCATCTCCTGCTATATTATCAGCACTTACAAAGCTTTCAATAATAGGTCTGAAGTCAAATATACCAACCCCTGCGTTATTGGGAGTAGTCTTAAATGTACCTACAGGAGTAGAAGTAGAAAGATTAATAGCTGTGTCGCTTATATGAACTTCAGCAATAAATTTTACTCTTGTTTCTGTTGGTACAATAGCTGAATTAGATACTGTAAATATTACCTCCTGACCTACAGGAAGTGTATCGTATAAAGGGTGTTGTTCTATTTGTGTTGCCATTTATTTTACTGTTGTTAAACTATTAATTATATCTTCTTTGACTGCTCCTAACATTTCTTTACCAAACTGCTTAAGACCTAACCCTAAAGGTTTTTGGAAAAAGCTAATTCCTTGTATTCCGTTTCTACCAATACTTCTAGCTAATAAGAATGTTAAAGTCTTTCTTTTCATAAATCTTCCCTTAGCATCTCTTAGTGCTATTCCTTTCTTTACAGCCCAACCATCTAAAGCTTTACTTGGTGGTTGTGAATGCCCTTTAGAATTTTTATAACTATAAGGACTTTTTATTACTTTGCTTTTGTAGTCTTTAAAGGTTCTTTTCTTTTGTGTTCCTGAAACCCCTTTGTCTACAAACTGACCATAGTAAGACATATAGAATTGTACTGTGTAATTCTCTCCTTCTTTGATAACTTTAAAGCTAATGGATTCTTCTAACTTTCCACCTTTACCTGCTTTTTGCAAGTTACCCTTAGAACGATTAACAACCTGTTTTCCAAAGCTGTTTAAATACCTTTCTATATTAGCTGTATCCATTAAACAGTAGCTACAAATATTTCTACATTTACATCTGTTGAAGCTGTTGGTCTTACCTCTAATTTTGTTATATCAGCTAAAGAACCATAAGTAGGAACTGCGTCAGCTTCTGCCAACATAACATTGTCAGCTCTTGAAATGATATGCGAGTTTCCCGCAGGTATCAACATGGAATAGTTTGAAGCAGCTCCTGCTACACCTATTTCAATATCAGCAGTAGTTGATAGATTTGATACTCTTATGTATCTTACATTCTCAGCGTCTATTGCTCCTGCACTGTCGTATACATTGCTAGAAAATGTAGCTATTGTTGTAGTTGCTGCGTTAGGACAAGTAACTACTCTTTCAAAAGTATCTACAATGTCTGTTACAGTTAAAGTGTTTGATGAACCTCTTAACGCTCCATTGATTGTAACGCTTTCGGTGATTGTTGTTGTTAGTGTTGCCATATTAAAATTTGTAAGTTATTTTTGGTGGTAATAATTGTATTGTTAGTTTTCCTATTCTTATTTTAAACATTAGTACCCTGCTCCTTCAGAAGTTACAGGTATTGTACAAGTTGAGAAGTCGTTCTGAACTAAGACTCCAATATTAAATACCCATCCACAACATAAGTTATCAAACCTTTCTTGAAACGGCTCTATTGTGAATTGGTCTTGTGTAAAGTATATAGGAGCGTTTATATCGTTTGTTCCTTGTAACGATTGTTGCTCTGAGTGTCTAAGCATTCCTATAAAGTCAGTACAGATTTGTAGCACTTCGTTAAATACATCTTGCTCATTGCTTAAAGTCTTATAAAGCTTAGGGAAGTTAGCTGAAGCATTGTTCTTAGCCCAATCTTCTTTTTCGCTTACCATATCCATAATAAAGATTTGAAAGTTGTAAGTAAGCTGACTATCTCCTGTTGATACGTTTACAGGGTTTATATGAAGCAACGGAAATTTATTCACCTTAGACAAATCTATGTCAAAAATATCTCCTACTGAAGTTGTGCTTATTTGTTCGTGGTATTCACCTAATCTTAGTAAGGTGTTTACTACATTATTGTATGTCTTATTGTTTACCATTTCTCTTTACTTTATTTTGCGAGTTTAAATCTGTTTCATAACTAAGCCAAGTTAAACACTCTAATAGACTTAATCTTGTTATTCGTTCTAAGTTTACTATCTCTCCATTTGTCAATCTGTACATCACTCCAAACCATCCCCATTTCTCTGCAAAGGATTCTGAAGCTATTGCGTCTTCGTTTCCTTCAGCCGCTCCATCAAATACAATGGCAAAATCTCGGACAACTCCTTCCCTAAAGTGTAAAAAAAAACCAATGCACTTTGCACTTGCTGAGCTGACATCTGTTTCATTTCTTCCGTCCTGAGCCGAATATCACCATCATAAGCGTCAATAATATATATATCATTCTTCTTTTCTTTTACAGGTCTATACAGAACAGCCATTAATTCAGGTAGGTTCTTTTCTATTCCGTTCTTGATGAATTGCTCTATATCTGCGTATTCTCCTAAACTTATAGAATCTAAATCAGGATGAAATCCGTACTCAATTCCGTTTATCTCTATTATCCTTTTTAGCTTTGTATCTTGCTCTTGTTGTAGCTCTGCTATCCTACTCATTATAACAGCTACATCTGACAATGCTAACTCCTTTACTAACTGCTTAGGAATGTTAGATAATGCTGCTATTGTTTCAGTAGCTTCTTCAGTCTTTGTACCTGTTTCAAAGTCAATCAGTTGCAACCACTTCTCAAGCGTTACATCTTCCCAACTATTAATTAGCTTGAACTCTTTTACTTTACCCTTCTTTTTGATTTTGATTTCCATACAATATATAATAGAAAAAGTTAGAATTTAGTTTACTGTACGTAATACTTTCCTGCGTTTGGATTATCTAGGTGGTAAATTACATTGTACCTTATGCCGTCTATTGCGTGGTTAAATGAATCTATATATAATTTTGAACCTTTATCTTGATAAGCGTAATTGTTTAGCTCTTTAGCTATGTTTATAGATTCAGGAGTTACAATTAATTGATAATCTTGCATACGAGTTATACCACTTTCAATAGTTCCTTTCTTTACAGGTTTTATGTTTACTCCTAAATGTCTAAGGTCTGCTATTAGTCTTGGTTCTGCTGAGTCTGCAATGATAAGTTTGTTGTCTACTTTTTCTAGTATTATCTTAGCTAGTTCTTGTGATTTTAACCCATTCCTGTAAAGATGTTCTTTCAAGTATATCTTCTTATGTTTTTTATCAATAGCTACTTCAGTCAATGAGTCAGGGTCTACACTAAAACCAAAGTCCATACCGCAAGAAGTTTGTAAGCCATCAGGATTAAATTCTCCTATACTCCAATTCTCAAAAACTACTCCTTCTGCTTTGTCTAACCACCCTCCAAGTATTTTATGCTGATACTTTTTAAAGTTCCTATGCTTTATACTCTTAATACGCTCTAGGAAGCTCTGTGATAGATTATCTTTATTGTCTAGGTATGTACTATGGATATAGCATACATTGTCTTTAATGCCGTTAAAACCTGCTTGTACTCCTTTTTCTTCAAAGAACCTTTTGTATATCCAATGTTCCTTAGTTACAGGGTTCAAAACTAATATGATTCTATTTTGTACTTTCTTTTCCCTTATACTTAAGTCAATAGTATCAAAGATATTTTCATCAATAAGTTCTTCTGCTTCATCAAGTACCCAAGTACTTATTCCTTGTAATGACTTTAGACTAGCTGTTTGGTTTCCTGCTGATGTCTTAATACCTCTAAATAATATGTCTGATTTGTTTCCTAAATTGACTACCTCAGCTTTATTTACGCTAAAGGTGTTTTCATATCCTAGTAGCCCTATCTTCTCTAAGAACTCAGGAATAATTGATAAGTGAGCTGATACCATTGTATAACGAGTGAATAGGACTCTTATATTCCTAGACATAGTTAAGAGTGTTAGAAAGACTGTAACTGCGAAAGACTTTCCTGAACCCCTACCACCTGTTATAATAAAGTATCTAGCTTCAGACTTAAATAGTGCTGTATATTTGTCGCTAAGATTCAGAGCTTATAAAGTTTATTAGTGGTACATTAAGACTTTCATCATTTGTTGTAACATCTACTCTTTGTTGTGGTTTGCCATAGAAGTATTCAAAGAATAACTTTACCGCCCATTGCTCTTTCTTTTCTAAGCCCTTTTGTAATGACTCCAATGCAATACTACTCATTGGTGTTAAGTTCTCTATTAGCTTTTGTTCTTCAGCTTTACCTTTGCGTCCTGCACCTGCTCTTTTTCCTCCGTGTTCCATTTTGAAATAATTTGATTAATCAAGTTGTATTATATAATAGAAATTATTGTTATTTATTTAGTAACACCTTTCCCCATTGTTCTGCCATTGCCTTTGCAATACCTCTAAATGTTGTACTTCTTATTTTTGATAATAGTTTCAAATCTCCCTTTGCATCTTTTAATGTCTGCTTATACCAAACAGAAATACTTTTCCCTGTTCCGTTCCATATAGTTACTTCTCCTTTTTCTACAATATCAGTTGGCTCTAATTTTGGCAATCCTTTCAACCACAAGCAAGTTCTTTTATTTACATTATGACCGAATTGATAAGGATATATTATTTGGTCAGGCTTTCTAAAATTTGAGTTTATAAATCCTACAGGATTTTCTATAGCTATTCGTTTGCATTTAGAGTTATATATTAACATAAAGAAGTCAAACGCTTCATTTCTTTTTTTAATTCTGTTTGCTCTATAAGCGTCATCAGAGTTTTTTCTAGTCATATTACACATACCTGCATTTGTTAAATAAGTGCAAGGGGGAAATGCTATGATTAAATCCCACTTCTGTTTTAATAGTTCTGTTAAATCTTGTTGCAAGTGCCATTCAGGCTTACCGCCACTACAAGGCTCAATATCACAACTATACGCTTCAAAACCTAAATCTCTAAAAGCCTTACATACCACTTGACTTTCTTCACACCCTATTAATATTTTCATTTTATTCATATTCATTTGGAAGCATAAGCCTTATACCTAAGTCAGTTAAAGCCCATACTCTTATTTGTTCTGTATATACTTCAAACGCTTTTGTATTTAAAGCTGTTGTACTTCCTATTTTATTTATTGCTATTTGGTTATCATTAATACTTATCATTTCATATTCTGATAAGAACTTAGCTCTTAGTACATCGTGCATTTCATTTGGGAAATATCCTAGTT